CGTATTGCGTCATTCTTGGCGCAGACTTCTCACGAATCTGGCGGCTACACGATGCTGTCAGAGAACTTGAACTACAAGGCAGCTACTTTGGCTGCTTGCTGGCCTAATCGTTTTGCTGAACTTGGACCTGACAAGAAGCCAAAGAAAGACGAGAAGGGAAAGCTGATTCCTACGGCTGTGGCTAACTCTATTGCTGGCAAGCCTGAGTTGATCGCCAATTTGGTCTATTCGTCTCGTATGGGTAATGGTCCTGCTGAATCTGGTGAAGGCTGGAAATATCGTGGGCGTGGACTTAAACAGCTTACTGGCAAGGATAACTACACCCGTTGTGGCAATGCCTTGGGCGTTGACCTAGTGTCTAACCCTGATCTGCTTTTAGAGCCACTTTATGCTGCTCGTTCGGCAGGCTGGTTCTGGAAGGCTAACAATCTGTCAGCATTTGCCGATGTTGGCGACATCAAGGGAATGACCAAAAAGATCAATGGCGGGTTCATTGGGCTTGAACAGCGTCAAGCCTTGTATGACGCTTGCATAGGTATGTGCCGCGCCTAGACTTTTAGGCGAAAATAGAGTCATGGCTACAAACCTCGATCAGCAGCTAGAGACTCCACCAGTACCAGACTTGCCTAACCCGCAAGACAGGTATGAGAGGCTGACGGTAGCCCAGACAAACGAGCGTCTTAGAACCTTCTTTTTGAGGGTTAGAAACTCATTTCAGGCATTGCTTGGACCTCGTGGCGGTAAGTACCTGAACATCCCTTACGGGGCATTTCAGGACACGACAGATCAGACTGCCAGCGCCAACACAGCCACCGTGATGACATTCAACACCACGGACTTTGCTAACGGTGTGAGCGTGGTAACAAGTGGCGGTAAGGCATCAAGACTGACTGTTGCACAGGCTGGAATCTATAACTTGCAATTCAGCGCACAGTTCCAGAACACAGACACCCAACTACACGATGTGAGCATCTGGCTTCGTCAGGACGCATCTGGCGCTGGTACTGATGTCGCAGGGTCAACTGGTTTGGTTAGCGTGCCAAACTCACACGGTGGCATTGATGGTCACATCATTGTTGGCTGGAACTACTATGTGACACTTAACGCTAATGACTTTGTGGAGATTTGGTGGTCAACTACAAGCACGAATGTGACCATCCAAGCCTATGCAGCAGGAACATCTCCAACTAGACCGACAACGGCATCAGTCGTTGCCACATTGACATTTGTGTCCAACCTATCAGCATAATCAGACATATGGCACTCATTCCACTCAAAATCCCTGCTGGTGTTTATCGTAACGGCACAGAATACCAATCCAAAGAAAGATACTTTGACTCGAACCTAGTTCGCTGGTTTGAGGGAACTTTGCGTCCTTTGGGCGGGTGGCGTAAGAAGTCATCAAGCCAGATGACAGGCAAATGCCGTGGCTTGATTACTTGGAAGGACAACTCAGCAGGACGCTGGATTGCGGCTGGCACGCACTCTAAGCTGTATGTGATGAACGAAGCAGGAACTTTGAAGGAAATCACGCCATCAAGTTTCACGGCTGGCATTGCTGACGCAGCCACCAAGACAGGCTACGGCTATTCGACTTATGGCTCTTACGCCTTCGGTGTGGCGCGTCCTGACAACGGTTCTGTGACTCCCGCAACGACTTGGACTCTAGATACTTGGGGCGAGTATCTCGTAGCGTGTTCGTCTGCTGACGGTCAGTTGCTGCAATGGCAGTTAGGATTTTCGACTCCAACGCTTGCCGCTGCCATCACTAATGCACCGACTTCATGCGCTGCCGTGATGACCACAGCTGAACGCTTTGTCTTTGCTTTAGGTGCTAGTGGAAACCCTAGACTTGTGAAGTGGTGCGATCAGGAAGATAACACAGTCTGGACACCTGCTGCAACGAATCAGGCTGGTGACTTTGAGTTGCAGACTGTTGGCTCGTTGAAGACAGGTAAGCGCGTCAGGGGTGTAAACCTGCTGTTTACAGATGTTGATGTCCATGTCTCGACCTACATTGGTCTGCCTTATGTCTACTCGTTTGAGAAGGCTGGTTCAGGATGTGGCGTTATTTCGTCTCAGTCTGTGGGTGCGATTGATACGGCTGCGATCTGGATGTCTCGTTCAGGCTTTTGGATTTATGACGGTTATGTCAAGCCTTTGGTGTCTGAGGTTGGAGATTATGTCTTCCAAAACATGAACTACAACCAATCGAGCAAGGTTTATTGCGTCCACAACTCTAAGTATGGCGAGTTGACTTGGTTCTATCCTTCTTCTCAGTCCAACGAAAACGACTCGTATGTGACCTATAACTACCGCGAAGGTCATTGGTCAATTGGCTCTTTAGGTCGTACGGCTGGCACAGATCGAGGTGTCTTTCTTGACCCGCTGATGGTGTCTTCTGACGGTTATGTCTACGAGCATGAGGTTGGTTACAACTACGATGGCGCTACGCCTTACGCCGAGACAGGACCGATTGAACTTGGCAATGGCGATGTTGTAATGTCTGTCAGCCGAGTCTTGCCAGACGAGCAGACTCTAGGCGAGGTCGTGGTGTCGTTCAAGACTCGGATGTACCCGACTTCTGACGAAACGACTTATGGTCCATATACGGCAGCGCAGCCGACAGATGTGCGGTTTTCTGCCCGTCAGGTCAAGGTGCGCTACACAGGTTCAATTTTGGGTGATTGGCGGGTTGGCGTGAACAGGCTGGATGCGTTAGCGTCTGGTAAGCGGTGATGCGCTATTGACTTGCCAAAGGCTTAGAATTAGTGCAAGAAAAAAGCAAAGTCCCAGTTATCCTGAGGGATGACTACACGGTCTTCTTAGAGCTGTTTGACAATCGTTTATGGTTTCATACGGACATCAAGAGATGGACCGCAAACACCAAAAAACGCTACCAAACAGACCTATCTTGCTTAGAAGGATTGGTAGGCTGTCCTATGTTTGCTCTCATTCGTGAGGAAAACAAGAAACTCGCAAAGTTCGCTAAGACTTTCGGGTGGCATAGGAAAGCAGAGATTATTTGTTTGGATGGCTCAAGAGCCTACATCTACTCGAACAAAGAGTAAAAGGAGTCTATATGGGTGGCGTTGTAAGCGATGTTGTTGGTGGTGTTGGTGATGCTGTTAGTGGAGTTCTTGACTCTGATCTAGGCAAAGCTGCATTGATTGGTGGAACTCTTTACGCTACTGGTGGACTTAGTGGCCTAGGTCTTGGTGGCGCTGAAGCTGCTGGACTAACAGGCGTTGACGCTGCAATGGCTGACTTGGCTGCATCTACTCCAGCGTTTGGCTCTGCCGCAGCGCCAAGTTTGCTTGGTAGTGCACTTAATTTCGCTAAAGCAAACCCATTAGCTGTTGGCGCTGGTGCTTTAGCTCTTGGCGGTGGACTTGGTGGCAATAAGCCAACATCAAGCACTACCAGCACAGCCATTGACCCTGAGATGAAGGCTGCATATCTGCGTAACCTTGAGGAAGCACGCGCAACTGCTGCTGGCTTGGGTCAGCGTCAATTCGCAGAATTTCCAAGCTACAACCTTGGCATGGTTCAGCAATACATGAACCCATATGAAGAGACTGTAGTTCAAAACGCTCTTGGCGATATTGAGCGCCAGCGTCAGATTCAGACTGCTAACGAAGGCGCTGCCGCAACTGCTGCAAGAGCTTTTGGAGGTTCGCGTCAGGCTGTGCAGCGTGCATTGGTTGACGAAGCTGCATTGCGTCAATCTGGTGCTTTAGGCGCTCAGTTGCGTCAGCAAGGATTCACACAGGCTCAGAACTTGGCGTTGCAGCAAGAGCAGTTGCGTCAGGCTTACGAGCAGCAAAAACTCGATGCAGCACGCAATCTAGGCTTGGAGCGTTTGAATGTCTCTCAAAGCGCGTTGAGCTTGCAGCCAGCTAATTTGGGTGGCACTCAGACTTCACCAATCTACCGCAACACAGGTGCATCTGCTCTTGGCGGTGCATTGTCTGGCGGTATGTTGGGCAACTTGATTGGTGGTCCAA